GAGTATTTGTTCAAGGGTATCAATCAACTTTTTGGAGGACGAACCATCTTCAAAGGCCTCAATTCTGATGAGGCTGGACAGGAATTCCAGAACATGTGGGAAAGCTTTTCAGAGCCTGTTGGCATAGGAATGGATGCCAGCAGATTTGATCAGCATATATCTAGAGATGCACTGGAGTTCGAGCACAAAATCTGGCCTACCATGTTTCCCCAATCACAACGAAAGGGGTTGCAGCGGTTGTTAAAATGGCAAATTAACAATCGAGGGTTGGCGAGGTGCCCTGATGGTGAAATCCGATATGAAGTGGAAGGATGCAGGATGTCGGGTGATATGAACACATCAAGTGGAAATTGCTATATTATGTGTGCCACCGTTTATAATTGGTGCTCTAAATTGGGCATTCAACATTTTAGGTTGGCAAACAATGGTGATGACTGCATGTTGGTTGTGGAACGCAAGTTTGAGAGTTTGGTCCGGACAGGGTTAATCGAGTACTATAAGGAGTTGGGATTCACAATGAAGGTGGAACCCTCTGTTTATGAGCTTGAGAGGCTTGAGTTCTGTCAAACTAGACCAGTGTTGGTCGGGGATTCTTATCGTATGATTAGAAATCTCCACCAATCCATGTCTAAAGATTTGCACTCTATCAACGATCTGGCTTCTGAGAAACACATGAGAGCTTGGGTTAGTGCAGTGGGTAGTGGTGGGCGTAGCATGAATGATGGTGTTCCGGTATTGTCCAAGTTCTTTCAGCAGTTCCCTCTTGCTAAGCAAGAGAAACTGTCGTCTGACTTGTCTGAAAGTCTGCGTGAGCAGTGGAAATATAAATTTTCACGTAGTGCAGCTTTTACCGGGGCCTCACCAACTAGTTACTCTCGCTATTCCTTCTGGCTAGCTTTTGGGCTTCTCCCTGATGAACAAGTTGCCCTGGAGGAGAACTTCCATCCTTTAAAGATGGGAAGAATCAGTACTGATATTCAAGAGGAAGTTAGCCTCTTACAGTATTCCGGGGCATGATACCTACCACATCAC